TTATAAGATTAACAACAAAGCAGTGGTCTACAGTTGTAATTGTGCAACTCCACAGAATATTGTTGGCTATTCAACCGCACGAGGCAGCATACCTTTTAACTTTCAACTTAGTGCATCAAGTGTCAAGAAGTTATTAAATGGTAGCAGTGAACTAAAACCATTGGTTCCTATAGTTAATAGAGTGAAAGTAACGAAACCAGTAACTGGTCCTCTTGGTAATCCAGCTGGGACTGAAACTGTAGAGGAAGATGTTACAACTACCGTCGAACAACAACGTGCAGGTAAACTTGGACTTCAAGATAGAACTGTAACATCAGGATTGTGTGATGCACTTAATCAGCATCAACGTGAACTGGCCAAAAAGAATGGTATGATACCCGACGAATATATAATCGAAATTGAAGATGTACCTGGATTGATTGATGCAAAAATGGATAAGCAAGGTAGAACAGATCCTACAAAAACTACGATGCAAAAATCAAGCGAGCCAAATCAACAAAAGAATATGGATAAAGTGGCAGTAGACAAACAAACCAAAGAGTATAGTATCAGTGCTGGAACACAGATTATCCAGTTGATTGATCAAGTGTTAAAAAATTCTACCTATGTTACTGCCCAACAAACCATTGCATTTGACGAAATTACCAACAAAGAAATTCGTAATCCACCTGTTAAAACTGTGCAATGGTACAGAATTACTCAATTAGCTGCTCCAAAACAGTATTGCAAGATACGCAACGATTACGCATATCAAATAACCTACAGAATCTCAAGATATCAAATCAATACCCCCCGATCACCTTATTTTCCTCCTGCAATGTATAGAGGAGCTCACAAGATATACAACTATTGGTTCACCGGATTGAACACAGAAGTTATAGATTTTGACATAGAGGTAAAATCAAACTATGTCACTATAATGGGCAAAGACGGATTGATTGCAGATGAAGATGTAGCAGTTGGAAACGATGCAAGATTTGCCGAAAAAAGATTTTTTCAAAGTTCGCCAGATTCAAGTACACAAGGTGCCGCAGGCGATGCTGGTAGACCAGCTGCTCAATTGGCTGCAAGATTGTATTCTCCAGCAGATGTAAGCAAAGCAGATCTTACGATTGTAGGTGACCCAGACTTTATAATGCAAAGTGAATTGTTTTATAGTGCTGGTAACCTCGAAGCATTTGAGCCTGATGGCAGTGTAAATGGCAACGCCAGCGAGGTACTATTTGAAATACGTTTCAATCGACCAGTGGACTACAACATGGCCACTGGAGAGACACCTGTAAATGCAGAAAACTCTGATAGCAAAATCACAGGTGAGAAAAACCTAGCCGCTGAAAGTTTGGTTTATTGTGCTACCAATGTTACAAACAAGTTTGTTGACGGAAAATTTACACAATCAATTCAAGGTGTAGCAAGGATGTTTGACAACGCAGTAAACAGTCCAAAACAAAAACAAATTGAACAAAACTTTGTCGATGACGATCCAGACGGTGGCGATATAGTTGTTGATGATGCAGTTCGAGCAAGTAAAAAAGTTGTTCCTCCAGGAGGACGTAGTCGACAAGTACAACCAAATGCTGGTCAAGACCCAAGAGCTGGAAATTTTAAAGCTGCTACTATTAATGGAAGTAAAACAAATACTCAACCCTACTCGAGTGCAACAGTAAATAATGCTACCACTAATAAGATTGCTAAGTTGCCTGATGCAACTGTGAATTATTCAGATGATGCAGACGTTACACCAGGCGAATCAGATTGGCAACCACGTTCTGGTACAGTTGTTCAGCCTCCTGTTCAACCCAAACCGGGAAGTAATACTGTAAGTGACGATGCTGGAACCAAAACTAGTCCGTTGCAAGAAAGTTTATTTGCTAAAAGACGTAGAGAAGCAAGAGCTAGAGCAGAGAATGCCAAAGCAAGAGGTGCAAAAGTTGTAGGCAGCTCAGGAGGCGGTGTAAACAAGAGTTCACTTTTTAAATAAAAGGAAATAGATGGCAGAGAATTATCAAAGAAGTAGAGGAACACCTGGAGCATACAAGATATCCAAAGGCGGTACTCCGGCTGAATCAGGTCCATTTCTCGGTGAAGTTGTTAATAATATTGACCCTACTAGAGCAGGAAGATTACAGGTTTACATAGAATATATTTCTGGCGACGATAAAAATAATAAAGATCTATGGCGTACTGTAAGTTATATTTCACCATACTATGGTTATACTCAACAAAGTGCTCAACAACCAACTGGTCCAGGTAGTTTTACCGGTAATAATCATGCATATGGATTCTTTGGCACTCCACCTGATCTTGGAACCAAAGTTATTTGTTTTTTTGTAAATGGAGATCCAAACGAAGGATATTATCTTGGTATGCCAATATCTCCTGGACTAAATCATATGGTTCCAGCAATTGGATCAAGTAAAAAATATGTTGACGATAGTAATTCACCATTGTTTGCAAATAAACCAAAACTGCCAGTGGTAGAAATAAACAATTCAAACGAAGCAATAACTGAAAATACAAGATTTTTTGATCAAGCCAAACCGGTACACAGTGTTTTGGCAGGGCAGATGTTGTCGCAAGGTGTGATAGCGGATCCTCTTATTGGACCAATAGGTTCCAACAGTCAACGTGAATCACCAAGTACTGTTTTTGGAATAAGCACTGCTGGAAGACCAGTATATCAAGGTGGACTAACTGATGCTCAAATAGCAGCCAAGGTAGCAAGCAGTACACTTCAAGCAAATGAAACCACCATAATTGCACGTAAAGGTGGACACAGTTTGGTAATGGACGACGGAGATCTAGCCGGCGAAGATAACCTAACAAGAATACGCACCAGTGCAGGTCATCAAATAATGATGAATGATACTGCTGACAAACAAACTATTCATATCATGCATGCAAACGGACAGACCTGGATAGAACTAGGAAAAGAAGGCACCATTGATCTATATGCATCAAACAGTCTAAATATTAGAAGTGCTGGTGAACTAAACATGCATGCTGATAGAAATATAAACATAGCCAGTGAACTCGGAAGTGTTAATATTTTTGCAAAACGTGCAATGAGTCTCGAAACAGGCAGTTTAAGCCTCACTGGCACAAACAGTATTTTGGCCTATAGTAAAAGCTCAGTGGGAATCAAAAGTGATGGCAGTTTAAATCTAAACAGTCGAACCGGTGGATGGGGTGCAGGCACTGGACTCACACTTGAAGCAGGATGTATAAAACTGAATAGTGGATCAGCTCCACCAGTGAGTAAAACTGTTGAGATACCTAAGTTAAGATTAGCAGATACAAAATTTTCTCCTCAACAAGGTTGGATACCGGAACCAAATGCAATTGAAACTATAGTTACAAGAGCTCCTACACATGAGCCTTATGCAGAAAGAGGCACTGGTGTCAATACTAGTACCAGTTTAGAATCACCTGCTGAGCAAGTTCCTTTGGATCCAAAAACTCAAGACGCAGTAACCAAAGCAGAATCAACAGAAATTGATAGTGTTACAGAAGCAGATTATGAAAAACAATCGCAGGCAAAAACAAACGTTGGTAAAATACCACCTGAAAAAGTAACCAGTATGGTAGCACAATCTAGCAAACTGGTCCCTCAGGATTTCAATGAAATATCCAATGCTAACGGTGTTGGAAAATTTGGTTTTAGTGCAACTGAATTAGAAAAAGGAGGATTGTTGAAACCAGGAACTGCAGAGTTCTTTCTCAAGGATGCTACTGCTGATCTAAACACTGTTTTAAGTAGTGCAAGTGTGTGGACTGGTTCACAAGGAGTTAATGGACTTAGTGATTTTTTAAATAACGAAACATTACAAGATGTAACCAAAACAGATTTATTCAACAAAGGATTAGGCGAGTTGCAGAATGCAGGAATAGTAACCGGACTAGAAGATGAATCTGCACTAGGCGGTTTGGTCAGTGGTGCAAGTAAATTTGGAGCAGACGCAGTAAAAAAATGGCAAGATGGATCTGCAACACTTGGAGAAACATTTGCCGGAAGTAACAGTACAAAAATTACCAGTTCTGACATGAATAAAGTTGTACGAGGCGGTCAATATTCAATACAGTTAGCACAACAAAAACTCAGCAATGAAGTACAAGGATTTTCAACCGGCAGTGGTGGTGTAGTTGGCACCACAGTAAGAAGTAGCCTTGATACTGCGGTAGCAAGTGTTGTTACAAACAAGAAAGTCAACGGAGTGGATGCAGAAACTGCGGCATTTGAGGCGGAATTTGACGCACAAAATAATACCACAAATACGTAGGTAAATACAGTATGCCAACATTTATCGGATATAGTACTATTGGAAGGTACAAAAGTTACACAGTCACAGACTTTGATTTAATCAAACGTGACCTATTGAACGCACTTACAATTAGGCAAGGTGAAATGCCTGGACGTCCTAATGTTGGTTCGACTATATGGAGTTTGATCTTTGAACCTCAAGGCGCTCCAACTTCAAAAGCAATAAACAAAGAACTACAACGTATAGTTGCTCAAGATCCAAGAATCAGTGTCTCGGACATCAATGTTTATCCACAAGAGAACGGAATACTAATAGAACTTGAAGTTGATACTGTTAGTGGACAACAAGGTGAACTTCTCAATATATTTTTCAATAGCGAAACCATGAGAGCTGCCTACGCAGATGTATAGATAAACTACGTAGTTAATTCTTTTCATAAATACCATGTAAGGAAACACACATGGCTAAAACTACAAGACAAACAAGTATATTTGGTGTAGAAGATTGGAAGAGAATCTATCAAACCTATCGTGAAGCTGACTTTCAAAGTTATGATTTTGAAACACTGCGTAAAACTTTTATTGATTATATAAGACTATACTATCCTGAAAGTTTCAATGATTACATAGAGTCTAGCGAATTTATTGCTATACTTGATGTTATGGCTTTCATGGGTCAAGCAGGAAGTTTTAGAAATGATCTTAATACTCGCGAAAACTTTATCGACACTGCTGAAAGAAGAGACAGTGTCACTAGACTAGCAGAACTAGTTAGTTATACACCAAAGCGTAACACTGCGGCACAAGGTTTCCTAAAAGTACAAAGCATCAGCACCACCGAAGGTGTAATAGATTTTACAGGTGTAAATCTATCAAACATTACAATCAATTGGAATGATACCACAAATCCAAATTGGCTAGAGCAATTTACAGTTGTTGTGAATGCAGCTCTTAGCGGAAGCCAACGTTTTGGAAAACCAGGAAACAGCCAAACACTATTAGGTATTGATACAGAAGAATATACACTTAACTTGATTGCAGGTTTCTTGCCTGTTGTTCCATTCAGTCAGACTGTGAATGGTACTAACATGACATTTGAAGCAGTCAATGCTACATCGTTAAATCAGACCTATCTATATGAACCTGCTCCTGCACCAAGTGGTCCACTAAATTTGTTGTATAGAAATGACAAACAAGGCTATGCAAGTGCAAACACCGGTTACTTTTTTTATTTCAAGCAAGGATCACTTCAGGATCAACAATTCAATCTTGGAGAAAGAATCAGTAACAGAATTGTAAATGTTAACATAGAAGGCATCAACAACGAAGATGTTTGGTTATATCAACTAAATGCACAAAATTCAATAATTGCAGAATGGGAAAAGGTTGAAAACATTTACACTGGAGCAGTTGAAGAACTTACTCCTGAGCAACGTAGATATTTTAGTATAACATCGCGAACAAACGATCAAATAAACCTAAACTTTGGCGATGGTGTGTTTAGCAGTATACCAGTTGGAACCTTTAGAACTTATGTGAGAAGTTCAAATGGCCTAAACTATATTATCAATCCTGACGAAATGCAAAATGTAACTTTTAACATAGGTTATGTAAGCAAAACAGGCAGAAACGAAACGCTTACCTTTACCTGTGCGTTAACTGTACCAGTGAGCAATGCCGCCAGCAGAGAAAATATTAACGATATCAAACAAAGAGCTCCGGCAAGATACTACACTCAAGATAGAATGGTCAATGGAGAAGACTACAACAATTTTCCATATACTCTTTATTCAACTATAATCAAGTCTAAGGCTGTCAACAGAAGCTCAATTGGTACTAGTAGATACTTGGATCTAGTTGATATCACTGGAAAGTATTCAAGTACAAATGTTTTTGCTTCAGATGGTATGATATATGAAAACACAGAAGTCCCTAGTTTTACATTTACCTTTGCTGATCAAAATGACATCACAAATGTTATTGTTAATCAAGTTGAACCTGTGCTTGCTAGTAGAGGCATGCAAGAATTCTATTATGAGAATTTCAATCGTCCAAGTTTAACAACATTAAATTTAGAATGGAATCAAAGTACTACAAGCAATAACGAAACCACTGGTTATTTTAAATTTGTGTCAAGTGGAGCACCAGCACCAGTTGGTCCTCAAGCAAGTGACAATAAAAAATATATTGCACAAGGTGGATTAATCAAATTTGTACCCCCTGCAGGACAGTATTTTACTTCAACAAACAGACTGGCAGTTGGATCTCCAACACTACCTGGAGATAAGATGGTGTTATGGGCCACTGTTACCGCTCTTGAACTGGACGGAACAAATTTTGGTGTCGGAAACAACGCTGATGGCACTGGTCCAGTTACTCTCAACAATTTTATTCCGACAAATGCAGTACCAACACAGGTTATTGTGAATTTTATTACTGATTTGCCTACTGCAATCGAAACAACCATGAGAGAAAACATCGAACTGTACAGAAATTTTGGTTTAGGCTACGATAACCTCACACAGACATGGTATGTGATAACTTCAACAAATCTCAACAGTAGCACTACTTTTAGTTTAGCAAATGCACAGGATACTTCGGGCACAGGTTTAGACAATAGCTGGCTGGTAGATTTCCAAACTGATGGTGTGACTTACACTGTAAGTTCAAGAAGCTTAGACCGTTTTTGGGCAAGTGTATTAGAAACAAGATTTTTCTATGATGGTACACAAAAAGTCTACGATCCAAAAACAGGCAAGGTAATCAATGATTTTATTAATGTATTAAAAACAAACAATCAACCTGATTCCAGTTCGACACTTAACAGCGATGAAATACTAGACATTATTGGACAACCTGTTGAAGCAGACGGTTTCATCGATGATTTTAGAGTAAGAATCAGTTATAGAGATTCAGACAACGACGGAATTCCTGACAATCCAGATTATTTTGAAACACTGGTTGCTCCTGATACAAATCCTAATACAAAAAGAATATATTTGCAACAAACTATTGATTTTGACAATCTTGAAAGATATACGCCATTAGCAAGTGGTGTTATAATTGGTTCTTTAGCAACTGAAGATGCAATTGAATTAGTAAAAAGTGAATATCCAAACGGACAAGTTTTTTATGCATATACAGATGAAAAATTTTATAAACTTACTGTAGCATATGATGGTGTAAGAACAATTGATGAAGTCAGTGGATATCAAACCTTTGTTGGTAGACAAGATCTGTATTTTCAGTATCGACACAATGCACCACTAAGCCGACGTATCGATCCTGGTACAACCAACATTATTGACATTTTTCTTTTGACTCAATCATATTACAATGCCTATCAAAATTACATTAGAGACACCACTGGTTCAGTACCAGAGCCAGCACAACCAACCATTGACGAATTAAGTACTTCATACAATACACTTGATCAATACAAAATGATTAGTGATAATGTTATTTTAAATAGTGTTACATTCAAACCATTATTTGGAATAAAGGCACCAGTTGAACTTAGAGCAACAATAAAATGTGTAAAGAATTCTACAAGTACAGTTAGCGTTAGTGAAATTAAAAGTCAGGTAATAAACGCCGTCAATCAGTATTTTACAATTGAAAATTGGGATTTTGGTGATACATTTTTCTTTTCTGAATTGAGTGCTTATTTGCATGATCAACTAGGTTCAATTATCAGTACAGTTGTTCTTGTACCAACTAATCCTTTGAAATCTTTTGGAGATCTATACGAAATAAGATCCCAAGCAAATGAAATTTTTGTAAATGCCGCAACAGTGAATGATGTTGAAGTAATCGATGCATTGACCAGCAGTCAACTTCGAACTGCACCAAATAGTGGAGTAGTTTAAAATATGGCAAAGCGAATTCGCTCAGAAGATTTCCTACCTGAAATCTTTCAAACCCCAGCAAACAAGCAACTTCTAAGAAGTACTCTTGACCAACTTACACAAAACCCTAAACTTAAACCAACTGAAGGTTATATAGGACGTAAAATTGGCCCTGGTGTGACAGCGAGTGACAACTATGTTCTTGAGCCATCTCAAACCCGTACTGATTATCAATTAGAACCAGGTATAGTACAACTTAAACCTGATACCAGCACTGTGGAAAATGCAATTACCTATCCTGGTATTATTGACAGTTTAAACATGCAAGGTGCAAACACAATTCGACACGATAGATTGTTTGATAGTGAGCATTATAGTTTTGATCCAATGATTGATTACGATAAGTTTATAAATTTTGGACAATACTATTGGATACCAGCAGGTCCAAATAGTGTAGATGTTTTTGCAAGTACTATTCCAACTTCTGACAACTATGATGTAACCTATTCAGATGGTGGATATAAATTTAGTGGTGTTAGTGGCACTCTTCCTACAATCACTCTTGTAAGAGAAGGAAACTATACTTTTGATGTAAATGCAAGTGGACGTAATTTTTGGATACAGAGCGTTCCGGGAACCAGTGGAGTGTTACCACAACAGACCAATCAAAGTTCACGTGAAGTGCTTGGTGTGCTTAACAATGGAGATGATGTTGGTACAGTAACTTTTAATGTTCCAGCCAAGACTGCACAGAATTTTTTCTTTAATCTTGCTGACATAGGTTCTACTGACCTAGTTGAAGATACACTTCAGTTTAATCAAATTAACAATAGATATGTTGATGTGTTCTTAGAAGAGCACGGGGGTATTGATGGTATAACTGATTTACAAGATCGTACCTTGATTTTTAATACAACCACAGATCAAGGATGGGAAGACGAAGAACCATTTTCTAGTGAAGGGTTTGATACCACTGCATTTAGTGATTCTGGAGCTATTGCTACTGACGCCGAGCGGTATGTACAATGGCGTATAAATTACAACTATGATGATCCTCTTCGTCCGTTTATGGAACTTACAAAGGTTCAAAGCATTGCAAATCTTAGCAAAACAAGAATAGAATACGGTACAGAGTATTCTGGCAGTACGATGTACAAAACCGCTGAAGGTATATTTGCACGTCAACCATTGATTACCGCTAATCTTGATATACTCTATTATCAGGATGGAAGTGATGAAACCAATTTTGGTGTGATCAGAGTGGTTGATCAAATAAATGCTTCTGATTTGAATATTGCAGACATACTTGGAAAACCTAATTATACATCACCTAATGGTGTGGTTTTTACAAATGGTCTAAAAGTAAACTTTATTGGAAATGTTGTTCCTGCAAGTTATGCAAACGTAGAATACTATATAGAAGGTGTTGGTACTGCAATTGAATTTGTAAAAGTTACTGATTTAGTTACTCCTGAAACCTACACCAAATCAGCTACAGTACCATTTGATAGCACTTCGTTCGACGAAGGCGGTTTTGATGCAACTGCTGATGCTCCTCTTGAACAAGATTACATGACTATTAACAGAGCCAGTATTGATATCAATGCATGGAGTAGATCAAATAGATGGTTTCATATTGATGTTTTAACTGCGACTGCCCAGTATAACAATACAGTATTAACACTTGATAACAACGCAAGAGCAAAACGTCCAATTATTGAATTTAGAAAAAGTTTAAAACTTTTTAATTTTGGTACATTGGCTACACTGCCAGTTGATATTATAGACTTGACTGAGACTGATGCTTTCAGCAACATCAATGGTACTGCTGGTTATATAGTTGACGGATATACTCTAATAGAGGGTTCAAGAATTATCTTTAATGCAGATCTTGACCCAGAAGTAAGAAATAAAATTTATACAGTTGCATTTGTTGATGTGGGTGCAGGTCCAGTGATTGACTTACAACCAGCAAGTTTAACTGAACCAGACATTGCAACAAATACCACAGTGGTTATACGCTCTGGTGTAACTCTTCAAGGCAAATCATATTGGTATAATGGAACAACTTGGGTATCTGCTCAACAAAAGACCAGTACAAACCAAGCACCATTATTTGACGTATTTGATGCAAGTGGATACAGCTTCAGTGATACCAATGTGTATCCTTCATCTACGTTTGTTGGAACAAAACTTTTTAGTTATGCAATTGGAACAGGAGCAACAGATAGTATAATTGAACAACCTCTAAAGTATCTTACTATCAACAATGTAGGAGATATTGTATTTGACAACAATCTCTACGCAGATACTTTTGTCTATGTTTCTGGAACAACCAGCATTACTGAAAATATAAGCAAAGGTACTATTAGACAGTACAATACAATTGATAGTTTTACTAAATTTCTTGGGTGGCAAACAAGTTTTACAACCACTGTTCAACGTCAAAGTTTTAGTTTTGATTTTGATGGTGGTCCATTGGTACTAGATATAGAAGTAATTGATGATCTAAGTCAAATACCAGTAAAATTATATGTTGAAGGACAGTTTGTGCTCTCTAGCACCTATTCCTATACAACAAATAGTGCTGGTGTAACTGAAATTACTTTCAATGCAAATGTAGTTGGTCAGCCAGCAACTGTTCCTCCGATTGGAAGCATAATTGAAGCACAAGTTTTAAGCAATAGTGCAAGTAGTGTAGCATTTTATACCATTCCAGACAATCTAGAATCCAATGCACTTAATGAAAACAGCAATAGTTTTACATTAGGAACTCTAAGAACACACTATGAAACCATATGTCAAAATTTAGAAAACTTTGCAGGAAAAATACACGGAGCAAACAATGTTCGAGATCTTGGCAATGTGGTGCCGTACGGTGATTTAATATTACAACAAAGTGCACCTTTAACACTTACTACTCCTTTTATCAATGAAAGAAGTGTTGATTATTTTAGAGCTCTTGAATTTAACTCCTCAGAGTATAATAAAACAAAAAATAAAATTCTTGATTATGTTGCCAACAATGATTGGGAAAACAAAACTGCGGCTCAAATTTTAGATGAAACGTTGCTTGCAATTAATGCAGGAAAAACATCCTCTTCTCCATTTTATTGGACTGATGCAATCCCAAGCGGAACAGTTTTAGAAACTACAACATATACTATAACACCAATCACAACTAATGTTTTTGACACACTATACAATTATAACTTTACTACGGCAAATTATCAAGGTTTGTTGGTTTATTATATTCCTGTTACAACAGGAGTTGAGACACAATTAATAGGTGACGGTCATGAATATACTGTTGCTACAGATGGTCCAAGAATTACTATCGATAGTTCCATAACACTATCGATCGGTGATAAGATAATCATACGTGAGTACAAAGCAACCTATGGAAGTTACATACCTGCAACTCCTAGTATGCTAGGTTTATATCAGGTATACATGCCAAAAGAGTTTTTAGATAATACCTACGTCACTCCTACAAATGTAATTCAAGGACATGATGGTAGTATCACTGTTGCTTTTCCTGAAGGTGATTACAGAAACAGTGTACTTTTAGAATTTGAAAAAAGATGCTATAACAATATCAAACTTACTGCTGAAGAAAAATACAATCCTGCAATTCAGTCATTTGATGTTATTCCAGGACAGTTTAGAACCACTGATTATACATTAACTGAGATCAATAATATACTGAATGTAAGTTTTCTAACCTGGGCTGGTGCCAACAGAGTTCCATACAAAGTACAAACCTATGATGCAGATAACGGTTTTACCTGGAACTATAGTCAAAGTGCCAACAGACTTGACGGTAAACCATTGATTGGCTTTTGGCGTGGAATCTATTTTAATCTCTACGATACAGATAGTCCTGACACACGACCATGGGAAATGGTTGGTTTAAGTGAAAAGCCAACATGGTGGGAAACACGCTATGGTCCTGCTCCGTATACCAGTGGAAACACTGTTTTATGGCAAGACATGGCAGACGGCAAAATCACCTATCCAACTGGTGATGTAATAAAAACACAATTTGTTCGTCCGCAGTTATTAGATTGTTTACCAACTGATTCTCAAGGTAATCTAGTTGATCCAATGCAAAGCATTGTTGGAAGCTACGATGTTAATAGTTTTAAAAAATCATGGGTAGCTGGCGATTATGGTCCTACGCAAACTGCTTGGAGAAGAAGCAGCTATTATCCTTTTGCAATACAGAGATTGCTGGCTTTAACCATGCCAGCAAAGTATTTTAGTTTATATGCTGATGTGGACTTATACAAATACAACACTGATTTCAATCAATATCTTTACAATGATAGATATCGCATAGACGCTTCGACTGTTGAAGTTTATGGCAATGGAACTGCAAAACACAGTTTTATAAATTTTGTAGTTGATTATAATAGATTGACAGGAGTTGATAGTACAACTCTAGTAAAAACAAAGTTAGAAAATCTTGATATACGTTTGTGTTATAGAATGGCTGCCTTCAGCGACAAGAGCTACTTGAAAATATTTTCTGAGAAATCCTCACCAAATAGTCTAAACAGTAGTTTGCTATTACCTGATGAAAGTTACCAACTATTTTTGTACAAAAATCCAAGTCTTAGTGAAATACAGTTTTCAAGTGTTATAGTGCAAAGAACCAATACAGGGTGGACAGTGGCTGGTTATTCTACAGACAAACCATACTTCAATATTCTTAGAAGCACAGCTGCTGGAAATTTTAGTACATTTACTGTAAACGGTAACACTTTTAGAGTACCAGAAACATTCACAGATCAGGTAGTACAGGTTCCTTATGGTTATGAGTTTACCAGTTCAAGTGCAGTGGTAGATTTCTTGGTTAGTTACGGTGAACTGCTCACTCGTCAAGGAATGACATTTGATTCTACTGAGAATGAAGTAATTGTAAATTGGACACAAATGGCTCAGGAGTTTATCTATTGGGTTGGACAAAGTTGGACAGTAGGAAGTGTAATCAATTTAAATCCAGCAGCAAACGTTCTAAAGCTAGAAAAAGATTTTACTGTTGTTGAAAGTCTAACAAGTGAAAATGTAAATGATGTAATATTGAATCAAAATTTTAGAACAATGTTGGTGCAAGATTATGCAGTTGAACGCTTAGGAAATGAACTTAAACTTGTAGGATTAAACAACAATACTTTCAGTTACCTCCAGGCAAGATTTACATCATATGAACACATAATTGTGTTCGATAACACAAGTATTTTTAATGATTTGATTTATCAACCAGTTACTGGTGCAAGACAAAACCGTTTGCTTATAAATGGTTACACAGTATTTGAATGGAATGGCACATTAGATGCACAGGGTTTTATCCTAAATCAAGATAATATCAAACCATGGGAACCAAATGTTCCTTACACCAAAGGACAGATTGTAGAATATAAAAACGCTTACTGGAGTGCTACTACGCTTTTACCACCAAGTGAGACCTTTGTATTTTCAAACTGGATAAAAAGTGACTACGATAGAATACAAACTGGTTTACTTCCTAACCTAGCAACAAAAGCAGATGAATTACAAGACAATTATAATATTCACACTGCAAATCTAGAAGGAGATTCCACGCTTTTGGGATTAGGACTTATTGGATTCCGTCCAAGACAGTATATGCAAAACCTCAATCTTGATGATATTTCACAAGTTGGTTTGTATGCTAGTTTTCTTGGCACAAAAGGCACAATTCGAGCAGCCGAAATATTTACAAATGCGTATCTTGGAAAAGAAGTTGCTGAATACGATATCTATGAAAACTGGGCAATTCAAAGAGCAATCTATGGAGCCAATGCTAATAGAAGTTACTTTGAACTTGAACTAGATGAAAGTAAACTTCTAAGTAATCCAAGTACTATTGCAGTGGTTGAACCATTGTCTGTTTCAACTGCTGATCAAACTGTTTTAATTGCTGATATTTACAAGCAAAGCTACAAAATCTCAACTACAAATATTTTACCAACTGTTGACGGGATTGCTGAAGATGTCGGCTTGCCAAGTGCAGGTTATGTAAACTATGATGATGTTGATATCAAAGTTTTTGACTTCGATGATCTAACCAATGTTATTAACAATCTTGACAATATAGTTGTTGGAACAAATATTTGGGTAGCAAAAGCAAACAGCTACGACTGGAATATTTACAGAGTAAATCTTGTAAATTCTACGCTTACCACAGTGGTGGACAATCTAAACACAACTTGTACTTTTACATTTGATGTTCCGCATGGTTTAATTGTTGGACAAAGATTGATAATCAAATTTTTCAATACAGATGTTGATGGTGCTTACATAGTACAAACAGTTCCTGGAGTTAAAACACTCACAGTGAATCTCAGCTTGCCGGGTGATATTACAACAATTACAAATGGTGATGGTAGAGCTTTTACACTTGAAAGCGTAAGAGTTGCTCAACCTAGTGATATTGCAAGTTTAAGTTTTAGCACCAGTTTAACCACAAACAATCAAGTGTGGGTAGACAATAACGGCAATGACAATTGGACAGTATTACAAAAACAGAATCCATTTGGAACATCAGGCGAAATACAAGCAACAGTTCCAGTATTAAATGATTTATTTGGAACCTCTTTAGCACAAGGATTAAACAACCAAGGATTAATTGTTGGAGCAACAGGATATGCAAGTGGCGTTGGTGCAATTTATGCATACAACAAGTTAGAAGACGGTTCAACAATCAATGGTGCTACCTATGTACAACAAAGCGTACTAACACCAGATGCATCTTTGTCATTCTCAGGTTTTGGCTTTAGTTCAGATGTAGGTAACAATCAATGGGCAATTGTTGGTGCACCTGAATCAGATTCTGATAAAGGTTACGCAACTGCTATTCTAAGAGATACAACAAATGAAACTTATTCGCTTTACCAAAATTTCAATACTCTTACAAACGATGCTGATAAGTTTGGTTATAGTGTAGCAATCAGTGCTGACGAACGTTGGATGTACATTAGTGCTCCTGCTGATAACAAGATTTACGCCTACAACAAAGTAGATGTCCAAGATCAAAGTTTAACATTTACAGGAGATGGAGCAACTTCTTCATTTAATATTTCGCCAACTATACAGTTAGATTCAAATGTTTCAATTGCTCAAACACAGATTACTGTTACTGTCAACGGGCTATCCAAAACTGTGGTTTCAGACTTTACTGTTTCTGAGACTGCCGGAATACAAATAGTCAATTTTGTTTCAATACCAAATGAAAATGATGTTATTGTTATTACTCGTACACAGAGTGTAACATACAATCCAACAGTTTCAACAACTAACTTTAGTTTTAGTACATTGTTCACTGCTAGTGACATATATTCAATGACTGTGATCAATGACGGTAAACTATTGCGTCCGTTCTTTGATTATTCGGTTGTAGGGACAGATATTGTATTAGGATCAGCTATAAGTACCGGTTCACTTACTATTAATGCAAAAACCTATTGGGATTTTGTTAATAGTTTCACTGCAAGTGGTCTTGGGGCTACTGATCAGTATGGTTACAGTGTATCAACAACCACAGATGGCAGACAAATTATAATTGGTACTCCAGATGCAACTATTGGAACAAATACTTTTGCTGGCGAAAGTTATATTGTTGATAGAAGTGTAGAAAGGTTTCAAGTTACCAACGCCGCTACAGTTTCTTACACAACCAGCATTGTTCCTACTGCTCCAGTTACAGTGAAACTTAACGGAACATTCTTAATTCCAACTGGAAATGCAAACAATCCACAATTTAGTGTTGCTGGAAGTGTAATAACTATCGGAACAACACTTAATCCAGTCACACTTCAAGTTGGTGATATAATTGAAATTGAAACAAATACCTTTAGTACATTACAAAGTTTCAATAGTGCTTTAAACGGTGAAAACTATTATTTTGGTAGAGCAGTTGATATGTGTTCAACCAATTGCAGTGCATACATCAGTATGCCACATGATAGTGCAGTCGCTGTTGAACAAGGTAGTGTAGAGCGTTGGATAAATCAAAGCAGACTGTTTGGAACTATTACCGGTACTGTGTCTAATCCTGTGCTTAGTGCCGCAGACAGTATTAGAATTAACAATTATTATGTTACTCTTACAGGAACAACTGTTGCTAGTTTAGTTACTGATATTACAAATGCAGATATTCCAAATATTTCTGCTGCCAGTGTAGACGGTGCGTTACAAATAACATTAGTAGACATCGAAGCCGCAGAACAATTTATTAAATTAGAAGTTGCACCAGGTACAGGAACTGCATTTAGTGATTTAGGACTGAAACCTTGGGTTTATGCTCAAACCATTATTCCGCCTGTTGTACAACCATATGGACATTTTGGCACAAGTATCAATATAAGAGATGACGCACTTACACTGGTAGTTGGTGCTCCAGATGCAACTGCATTTTTACCAACTACTTTTGATACATCAACAACAATATTTGATGCAGGCTCAACAAATCTCGTTGACCCATTACCAGAATCTGGTGTTGCTTATACCTACGATTATTTAAATTCTGCATCTCCGAGTACAACCAACCCAGGCAAGTTTGTTTACGGACAACAAATTTATGATACCAGTATTACCAGCCTTGACAGATTTGGAAGCAGTGTAAATTATGTGGACGGTGTTCTACTTGTTGGAGCACCCAATGATGACCTTGGAGATAGCACAGGTGATTATGGCAGAGTAATTGAATTATTGAATGCAGATAATGAACTAAGTTGGAAAGCAAGATATACCGAAACACCAGTTGTCAATTCTGCCTTGTTAAACAGTGTATTTACATACAATAAAATTTCTAATAGCATTACATCTAATTTAGATTTTATAGATCCACTACAAGGCAAGATACTTGGAGTAGCAAGTGCTAATATAGATTACACTGGTGGTGTTGATCCAGCATCTTATAACACAGGTACGGTGAACAATTTTGGAAGTATGTGGAGAGAAGAACACCTTGGAGAAATTTGGTGGGATCTAAGCACAGTCAGATTTATCGATTACCATCAAGATGATATACAATTTAAAGCAAGACGTTGGGGACAGTTGTTTGACGGTTCAAGTGTAGATATATATCAATGGACTGAAAACACAGTGCCGCCTGCAAGCTATACAGGTCCTG